TTACAGGAAAAATGGTAAATATGATTAAAACAGGTATTATTGATCCTTTACTAGTTACCAAAAGCGCTCTTCAGAACGCAGCTTCAGTAGCGACAACTATATTATCAACTGATTGTGTAATCAATAATTTAAGAATTGATGAAAGCGATAGGTAGAAATATAATCATAGAAAAAACAAAAGAAGGTACAACCACTACAAAGGGTGGTTTACTTCTTGCAGAGAACCAACGTGAAGATATTCGTTATGTAGAAGCCACTGTATTATCAGTGGGTGAGCAAGTCGAAGGGTTGAAAGAAAAAGATAGTATATTCTTTGACCGTCACGCAGGGCATAAAATAGAAATAGACAAACAAACATATCATGTGATTAAAAATCAGGATGTAGTTGTTGTTTTATGAAAAGGCTAGACGCAGACGATCTTAAAACGATGAATCTGTTTAAACATTATCGTATAATACGTAAATGGGCTTGCAGAAACAACAACCTTAACGATGCTGATCTAGAGCTTTTAATTTATCTAGATTGCATGGATATGTTTACAAAAAAAGATTTCGAAGCTGGTAGTTATTCCTATAGTTGGGATAACCGCCGCTGGAATCGGTTACTTAAAGAAGGTTGGATAGTTGTATGGAGACATAGAAATAGAACAACTCAGAAGTATCATATATATAAAACTTCTTTTAAATGCAAGCATCTTATTAAGCATATGTATAGAATTATACTAGGCAAAGATGATTTACCTGTGAGTAACCACAGAAACAGTATAATGAAGGGTAAGACGTATACAGACAAGGTTCTTATAACTTCTATTAAAAATGTAAACAAAGATAAAGACAGATAATATGTATTCACCAAACAAACAAGTAGGAGCGATTGATACGCTGACTGGATTACCAGCTCAACAAATGACAAACGTACCACCTGCTCCATCAAACACCCTAGGACAAGCGCAACCTGTTTTTAATCAGCAAACGCAACAAAATGCTCAAGGAATTTTTGGTAATCAACAAGCGCTCCAGAACTCTGTAGGAGCAACTCCTATGTTTAAACTAGATCCTATGCATGATGGAAAACCTGGTGTACAAAAAGAGGACTTTGAACAATTTAAAAAATAAATTATGAAAAATATTAAAAATTTAAAAGCAGATCTATCAGGTCAAGTAGGTGAAAATGCTGTATGGGATGGACCGTTAAGTAAAGAGGGTTTTCCAATGGGTGTAGGATCAAGTTCAGGTATTACAGGTATGCAAGTGTCTAAATACCCAACTCCATACAAAGCAGGACCAATTACTCAATTAGCAAAAGCTTACAAATAATGAACTCTCCATTTTATAAAACAGGTGGATTTCCTGAAATTAAAGAAGAGAACAAAGGTAAGTTTACAGCCTGGGCTAAAAAGAACGGTTTTGAAGACGCTTGTTCAGCTGCTTCAAGCGTAATGTCAAAGAAAGATAAATATAGCGAAGAAGTTGTTAAGATGGCTAATTATGCCAACAACTTTGGATGCTCTAACAAATAAACAATATGAGTTCACCATTTCAAAAAAACTTTTCAGCTAAAAGTCCTATGTCACCCTTAAATGGAGCTTACGCTTCTGGAGCAGACGGTATGGTTACAGTCTCTGACGCACCTCATTATGCAAAACTTCAAAACGACATATTAGGAGCTACGCTAGCTTCTTTGCCTACGCAAGAAGAAAAAGGTGAAGCGCAAGTGAGAAGAGCTGACAGAAGAGATGCAAGAGAGTTAGCGGGAGGAAGTAAAGTTAAAAAATTCTTAGATAAAAATAAATTAGGCTTTTTAACTGCAGACTACAAAAAAGATTCTAATAAGGATGGTACAACAGATTACAAAGATAAAACAGCAAAAATAAAAGCTAAAGGTGAGAAAAACATTACTGAAGGTTCAACTAAATCAGAGGAAACGTTTAATAGAAAACAAACTAGTATTTGTTCTCAAAAAAAAGGATACAAAGGTTGGGATCCAGTAAGCGGAACTTGCATACCTGAATAAATAAATAACTATGGGACATAAAGGACATTACGGAGAATACAGCGGAAACGCAAAATGGTCAAAAGTAACCTCATCTAATATGGGAGCTACTAAACGAGATGACGAAGCACATATGCAATATCTTAAAGAAGATGTTGATTATGATAACAAGCACGGTCATAGCGATGAGAGTATGACAGCTGACGAGAAGCATATCTCTAAATTAGCTGGTGATTTAAAATACGACGAAAAAAAATAAAACAGAGAGGACTGTACAAACCTCAGCCAAACACTAACACTAACACTAACACTAACACTAACAAAAATGGCACAATTTTTAAAAGTAGTCTGCTCAACAGCAGGCCAAGAACAAGTATTAATTCCAATCGACCAAATTCAAAGCGTTGTTGAAGGAACAATCGGTGCAGCAAACACACCTGTAGTAATTAACTTAAGACCTTCAGGAGCTCAAGCTACTGCACTTTACACAATTACAGGATTAAACTCAGCTGATGGAGCTGGAGCATTTGCTAAGGTAGTAAATGACGCTATAATTGCAAACCCAGGAGGGGTTGTATCTACGGTAGGATATCCTTTAACAACTGCACAAGTACCAGCTGCTCAAACAGGATTACAAGGACGTCAACCAATTACGGTTCAAGCGGCTTACACTCCGTTTGCAACTTGCGTTTTTTCAACAACGTAATTTATGAAATCACAAGGTTTAGGAGACAGCATAGAGAAGTTTACTAAAGCTAGTGGTATCAAAACAATGGTAGACACAGTTAGCAAGGGATTAAACGTCCCTTGCGGTTGTGCTGCTAGAAAAGGAGCATTAAATAAAATATTTCCTTACAAATAATAACAAATGGCTTTCAAACTTCAAAACCCTCCATACAATTGCGATAACACACCAATATATCGCGTGGACATGGAAGACGGCGTAATGGGTAAAGCTAATAATAATGGCACTATAATCATTAATAAAGATTTAGATCCAAGCCAGATAGACGACGTAGTATCTCACGAGAAAGTTCATTTAGATCAAATGAAACGTGGTGATTTAGATTACGACGATAATTACGTATACTGGAAAGGTAAAAAATATTCAAGAGCTGATATGGAAGAAGGGGCAAAAAATTTACCCTGGGAAGCTGAAGCTTATAAAAACGCATAAAAAACAATGAAACAACCGAAAAAAAAATACTCATTTACCACTAAAGGAATATCTGGAGATGTTGCTGGAGATTTTGCTAAAAAAACCGGTGAAACGGTTGAAAACCTACCTCAATTTAATTTTAGAGGTAAAGACGCTTTCAAAGGCTCTTTATCAAAAGGTCCAAATGCAACACCACAGGCTTCTTTTACAAAAGGAGAAGATAAAAAACTTCCTTATTTAAGTTCTAGATTTAAGACAGATGTCAATAGAACAAATATGATGAAAACAACCGGTGGTGCGGATGATAGATCTCAAACATATACAGGTCGAGGAGTAAATGGTATTGGCTCCAACAGTAATGCAAGGACTAAAAGTGAAGATAATCTGAACCGCGAAGTTTCACAAGTTAAACAGTCAATTCAAGGGAACAAAGCATATCTTTCAGAACAAGAAAAAGCTGCTAAAGCATCATCTAGTATAGGAAAAAATTTGCAAACAGCTATGTCTTCGGGTGATGAAAAAGGTTTTAGCAAAGCAGTGTACAAAGCTCAAGATGATACAAGACAAAGCAAAGCTCAACTCTTAAAAAGACCACCTGGTAAAGATAAAAAAGGTAACTACATAGAAAACGATGCTTCTTATCAAAATGCAAAAATGATAGATTCATTTAATACAGCTAGGCAAGACGCTGTAGGAGCTCAAGATTTTGCAGATTTTAGTAGAGGACTAAAAGGTAGATTAAAAACTTTAAAAGCAGATCTATCTAATGGATTTAAAACAACATTTGACGAACGATCTGGTAGTTAAAACTTAAGTAATTTGTGTAATAATATTAATATAACAATTAAATTTAATATTATGAAAAAATTATTTATAACACTATCTATTTTATTTACTACATTAACAACTCAAGCTCAGAAACAATTTGAAGGAGAGTGGGTTAGTAAAACTTCTTCACACGTAACTACTATAATCGCTAGTGATTATGCTGTTTTAAAAGTTTTTAACTTTAGCTTTAAAGAAGATAGTTATATTGAAGAAAAAATACTTGTACAAACTGATTATGAGTTTACAACTAGATTGTATAATTCTAGAAATGGTTACACAGCCATTGTTAAGTATAAAATGAAAGGTGATATTTTAATATGTGAATTCAGCGGTGACTTTCATGGCATTGTTGAGCTTACAAAAAAAGAGTAAAATTTGAAAAAAATTTGGGAATGGTTAAGCGGTAACGTTATCAAAGATGTTGGTGACGTTATCGATAAACTAACAACTACAGAAGAGGAGAAGCTTCAGATCAAGAAGGAGATCCAAGTAATAGTTGAGAATGCCTCTGCAAAAGCAGAAGACCAAATAAGTAAACGCTGGGAATCTGATATGACATCTGATTCTTGGCTTAGTAAAAACACGCGTCCTATGGCGCTTATATTTTTGTCGTTTATGGCCGTAGCCTTTATATGGGTTGATAGTCATCACGAAATATCCTTTACTGTAGAACAGGAGTGGATAGAATTATTAAAACAACTATTAACAACCGTATACGTAGCTTATTTTGGCTCACGTGGTTTTGAGAAATATAAATCAATAAGTAATAAATAAAAAAAATGGCACAATATCCAATAACAGCCGGAGTGTTCGGTAAAGCTTTAGCAGTAACAGGAAAAGCTGGTATAGAATCCCCATCACGGTGGGAGTTTTTGAATCAATCAGGAATAACAGGGACTAACTTAAATGGTTCTCAAATATACGTAGGAAGTGGAGGATCAGTTGCTGTTATACTAGCCGATACAATTGGTGCTCAAGATACAGTGACCGGTTTGAGCTTAGATCCGATAACCGCAGGAAAAGATTATTTTACTAATTTTGGAGTAGCTACAACTGTAACAAGTTTAGTACACAAGTCGCCAGCTAATCAACCATCTGGGTTGACGGTTGACATTACTGCGGAACTAGTAACTAACATAGACACACCAGGAACAGGTTATACTACTGGAAGTTATTCAGACATCGGGACGGGTTTGGTGGCAAATGTAATAGTTGTTGGAGCCACAGGCGCTATAGGTTCCGTGACTGTAACAGATTTTGGAGATGCTCAGATTGGAGATACTTTTGATCCTACTACTTTGGGAGGAACTGGCGGTTTGTTTAGACTTACTAGTTTTGGAGGAGTCACTAAAGCAGTTGTTGCTAATGCTGGTACAAACTACTCTGTAGGAGACATTATTACAATAGTTCAAGCAGGTACTACTTCTGATGCAACGTACTCTGTTGCATCGACAGGAAGTTTACTTCCGACTGCAATAGATCAAGTTGTCTTTGAGGTATTAGCTGGAGCTATATTACCAGTAGCCGTAGATTATGTATTAAACACTGGAACCGCATCCAACTTAATAGCGTTAAGATAAATAAAAACGTGTAACTATATTATTATAAACAATTAAATTAAATTAAATTATGGCAAAAGCTAAAAAAATTACAAAAGATCAGTTAGAAACTGTAACAAAAAATCAAGATCAATTAACCAACATGGTTAATCAAATTGGGGTTTTAGAAACTCAAAAACATTCGTTACTACATCAAATAGGTGAGCTTAACAAAACTGTTGAGGATTATAAAGCTGAACTTGAAAAAGAATACGGACCAGTGTCTATTGATTTGAAGACAGGTGTATATACTGACATTAAAGACGAAGTTCTTAAAGTAGCTGAGTAATGTCTTCAATTGTAAGAAAAATAAGTATTGGTTCAGATTACAAGAATGATGCTATGCATTACTCTGTAGGTCAACAAGTGTACGGAGGTCATGAGATCTCACATATACTTCTAGACGAATCTGATAGTTCTTACAATATTCACATTAAAAAAAACAACGAGGTAATGCCATGGAAGAAATTTAATTCTCACATGGCAATATCCGTTGAATATGATTTAGAATATTGATGAGAAGCCTTTACGATTTTATTGTTGAGCCGTTGGGTGATAAATACAGTAATAAAGTCAAGGTTGGAGATAAAGAGTTAATAGTAAATACAAAGATAGAGGATTTTAAATTTGTAAATAGATTAGCTAGAGTTTTAGAAACACCCAAGGCATTTAATACGGGTATTGAAATAGGTGATATAATTGTTATACACCAAAACGTGTTTAGAGTATTCTATGACATGAAAGGAGAAAAAAAGAAAAGTAGATCTTGGTTCAAAAACGATTTACATTTCTGTGCAGTAGATCAAATCTACTTATATAATAAAGGTGGTGATTGGAAAGCTTTTGGAAACAGATGCTTTGTTTCACCTATAAAAGACAATCAGTCTTTAACGCTAGATAAAGAGCAAAGCCTTATTGGTATATTAAAATATGGCAATAGCTCCTTAAAAGCACTTGATATTAACCCAGGAGACTTAGTAGGCTATACGCCCAACGGTGAATGGGAATTTTTAGTTGATGGCAAGCGTTTATATTGTATGAAATCTAATGATATTGTAATTAAATATGAATACCAAGGAGACGAAGTTGAATATAATCCAAGCTGGGCAAGTCGCAGTTGAGGAACTGATCAAAGTAGCTAAAGAAGCTATTGTTGATTCAGGAGATGATATCACGGCAGATAGATTAAAAAATGCTGCAGCTACAAAGAAGTTAGCTATATTTGATGCATTTGAAATACTAAATAGATTAGAAGCTGAAGAAGCATTATTAAACGAAAAACCTGCAGAAGTAAAAGAAGAGAAATCTTTTAGAGGTTTTGCTGAAGGAAGATCTAAGTAATGTACGAGCAAACTCTATATAAGGTTGTAAAAGACCACGTAAAGCCTAAAGTTCTTAAAAGAATGAACAGGTATAAGAAATGGGAATATGGCCACAACGCTGAGCACGATTTAATAGTTATTAGTAAAACTGGTGAAATAGGTGAGATATATAAGATACAAGATCTTTTAATAGCTTTGCCTAAAGAAAAAGATACTGTAGAATTTGAAAATGACAGATGGTCTTATACTAAGTACCCAAAAGAATTAAGTAAAATTAAATCTGTGTTTGACTGGGAAGAATATCCTTTAGACTTTAAAGAAAAATGGTATGATTACATTGATAAAGAATTTATACGGCGCGAAGAAGGTTTTTGGTTTATTAACAAAGGTAAGCCTACTTATATTACTGGTACTAACTACATGTACTTGCAGTGGAGTAAGATTGATGTCGGGCAGCCAGACTTTAGGGAATCAAATAGATTATTCTACATATTCTGGGAAGCTTGCAAAGCCGACAAACGGTCTTACGGTATGTGTTATCTTAAGAACCGTCGAAGCGGATTCTCGTTTATGTCCTCAGCTGAATCAGTTAACCTTGCAACAATATCAACGGATTCACGGTTTGGGATATTGTCCAAATCTGGTCCGGATGCAAAAAAAATGTTCACAGATAAGGTTGTACCAATTTCGGTCAACTACCCGTTCTTCTTCAAGCCGATCCAAGACGGTATGGACAGGCCAAAAACCGAACTTGCATATCGCGTCCCCGCCTCGAAATTTACCAGGCGAAAACTTGACTCCAACGAAAAACTACAAGAGATTACCGGTCTTGACACGACGATCGACTGGAAGAATACAGGCGACAACTCCTACGATGGGGAAAAACTAAAACTACTAGTACACGATGAAAGTGGAAAGTGGGAGAGACCTACAAATATATTAAACAACTGGCGAGTAACCAAAACTTGTTTAAGATTAGGTTCTAGAGTTATTGGTAAATGCATGATGGGTAGTACTTCTAATGCTTTAGACAAAGGTGGTGCAAACTTTAAAAAACTTTACAATGAATCAGACGTTACACAAAGAAACGCCAATGGACAGACACGCTCAGGACTCTATTCTTTGTTCATACCTATGGAATGGAACTACGAAGGATACATTGATTCTTATGGCTTTCCTGTATTCAACACACCAAAAGAAGAAATTGAAGATCCACACGGAACAAAAATAACGCAAGGTGTAATAGAGTATTGGGACAATGAAGTAGAAGGTTTAAGATCTGATCAAGATGGTTTAAACGAATTCTACAGACAGTTTCCACGCACAACTAAGCACGCGTTTAGAGATGAATCAAAACAATCTCTATTTAATCTTACAAAGATATACGAGCAAATAGATTTTAATGAAGATCTTAAGAACTCAATTAAAGTAACTAAAGGAAGCTTTCAATGGGAGAACGCTAAGCAAGATACTAAAGTAATATTTGTACCAAACAAAGATGGTAGATTTTTAGTGACTTGGGTTCCACCTGCGCATCTTCAAAATAAAAGATATATAAAAAATGGTACTAATCATCCTGGTAATGAGCATTGCGGAGCATTCGGCTGTGATCCATACGATATATCAGGCACTGTGGACGGTAGAGGATCCAAAGGATCTCTTCACGGTTTAACAAAGTTCTCAATGGAGGATGTGCCTCCAAATATGTTTTTTTTAGAATATATAGCTCGGCCTCAGACTGCTGAGATATTCTTTGAAGATGTTCTAATGGCTTGTGTATTTTACGGGATGCCTATATTGGCTGAAAACAATAAGCCTAGACTACTGTATCATTTTAAAAGAAGAGGTTATAGAGGTTATTCAATTAACAGACCCGATAGAAAATATAACAAACTGTCTGTGACAGAGAGAGAGCTAGGCGGAATACCTAACTCAAGTGAAGATATAAAACAAGCACACGCCGCTGCTATAGAAACTTACATCAATGATTTTGTAGGTTTAAAAGAAACAGGTTATGGAGATACATATTTCCAAAGAACATTAGAGGATTGGGCTAAGTTTGACATTAACAACAGAACAAAGCATGATGCGTCTATAAGTTCAGGGCTAGCTTTAATGGCTTGTAATAAACATAGATACGCGCCAAATGCTCCTAGACAAAAACCACAAGCGGTAGATTTAGGTTTTAAAAAGTACGACAACAAAGGTTCAACATCAAAAATAATAAGTTAAATGGGTATATATACTAACACCAATAGCGCTTTTCCTAGTCAAGTAGTGAGCGATGCAGAAAAAGCAAGCTGGGAATACGGGACGCAGGTTGGTCAGGCTATCGAATACGAATGGTTTGGTCAAGGTCGTACTAATGGTAATAGATACTTAACTAGTTGGAATCAATTTCACCAATTAAGATTATATGCTCGAGGTGAGCAATCAATACAGAAATACAAAGACGAATTATCTATAAACGGTGATTTGTCTTATTTGAATTTAGACTGGAAGCCTGTACCTATTTTGTCTAAATTTGTAGACATCGTAGTAAATGGTATATCTGGAAAGTCTTATGATATTAAAGCTTACGCTCAAGATCCGTCGTCAATAAAGAAAAGAACTGATTATGCTTCTATGCTTTATGAAGATATGGTGTCTAAAGAGTATTTAGATAGCTTACAGCAAACGCTTGGTATTAATTTATATCAAACACCAAATATTGATACAGTACCTGAATCTAAAGACGAGCTTGAGCTTCATATGCAATTAAGCTATAAGCAGTCAATTGAAATAGCAGAAGAAGAAGCTATATCGTCTGTGCTTGCGCAAAACAAATATGACCTTACTAGAAAAAGGTTAAATATGGATTTAACTGTTTTAGGTATCGCATGTGCTAAGACTGGTTTTAATACAGCTGAAGGAATTACAGTTGATTATGTAGATCCAGCTTATGTAGTTTACTCCTATACTGAAGATCCTAACTTTGATGATGTATACTACATAGGAGAAGTAAAGTCTATAACAATACCTGAACTTAAAAAAGAATTTCCTAATATTTCAGAAGAAGAGCTTGAAAGAATACAGAAAATGCCAGGCAACAGTCAGTACATAACTGGTTGGGGTAATTACGACGAAAACACAGTTCAAGTTTTATATTTTGATTATAAGACATATCACAATCAAGTATTTAAAATAAAAGAAACACCACAAGGATTAATGAAAGCTTTAGAAAAGCCAGATTCATTTAATCCGCCAGAAAATGATAACTTTGAAAGAGTGTCAAGATCTATTGAGGTTTTATATAACGGAGCTAAAGTATTAGGCTCAAATGAAATGATAAAGTGGGAGCTAGCGGAGAATATGTCTAGACCTACAGCTGATACAACTAAAGTAGAAATGAACTATGCTTTATGTGCACCTAGAATGTACAAAGGGCGTATTGAATCTTTAGTAAGTAAATGTATTGGTTTTGCTGATATGATTCAGCTAACGCATTTAAAGCTGCAACAAGTATTATCTAGAATGGTGCCAGATGGTGTTTACCTAGATATGGATGGGCTTGCAGAAGTTGATCTTGGTAATGGAACTAACTACAACCCAGCGGAAGCATTGAATATGTATTTCCAAACAGGTTCCATTGTTGGTCGATCACTTACTCAAGACGGTGATATGAATCCAGGTAAAGTACCTATTCAAGAACTTAATAGCTCAAGTGGTCAAGCTAAGATAAATGCGTTGATACAAACGTATCAATATTATTTACAAATGATTCGCGACGTAACTGGACTTAACGAAGCTAGAGACGGCACGGCTATGGATAAGAACTCATTAGTAGGGCTTCAAAAGATGGCCGCTAACGCATCCAATGTAGCAACTAGACATATCAATCAGTCTGGTCTTTATATAACCCTTAAACTAGCCGAAAACGTTGCGCTTAAAATAGCTGACGCATTAGAATTTCCACTAACTAGAAGTGCTTTACAAAATTCTATATCTACATATAACATAAAAACTTTAGATGAGATTATAAACTTAAATCTTCATGATTTTGGTATATTCTTAGAACTAGAACCAGATGATGAAGAGCAAGCTCAATTAGAAGCAAACATACAAGTTGCATTACAACAAGGCGGTATTGATCTTGAAGATGCTATTGACTTAAGACAGATTAAAAATCTTAAGCTAGCAAATCAAATGCTTAAGATAAAGCGTAAAGCTAAAGCCAAGCAAGATCAAGCTAATCAACAAGCTAATATTGCAGCTCAAGGACAATCTCAAGCAGATACTGCAGAGAAAACAGCTATGGCTGAAGTGCAGAAGCAAGAGGCTATAATGGGTGCAAATGTTCAGTTTGAACAATCCAAGAATCAAATGGAAATTCAACGAATGGAAATTGCAGCTCAATTAAAAGCTCAAGAAATGCAAACTAAGTTTCAGTTTGATATGCAGCTAAAGCAACTTGAGGTTCAGAATATGCAACAAAAAGAAACTGCTATTGAAGACCGTAAAGATACTCGTAGCAAGATGGAAGCTTCGCAGCAAAGTGAGCTTATAAGTCAAAGGCAAAACGACAGTTTACCTGTAGACTTCGAAAACCAACCCGATCAGGGTATGCAAGCTTTCATGTAGAAAGTAAACAATTATTTAATTATATTTTATTATGTCAGAAGAAAAAACAAATGAACCTGTTAAGCAGGAAGGTGAGTTTAAGATTAAAAAGAAAACTCCAAAAAAATTAACACCGGTAAGCGATGAGCCTATTAAAGTTAATATTAAAGAACCTTTGGTTGAATTACCGCCAGATGTTACAAAAGTAGTAATACCTAAACAAGAAGAAGATGCCATTCAAATCGGAGAAACAAAGGAAGTATCTGTGGAAGAACCATCCGGAGATAGCGCAAAGGTGGGAGAACCTGTACAAGAGTCCAACGCGGATGCTGAAGGGTTTTCTGCAATCAAAGAAGTAACAGAGACTGAAAAAGTTGAAGCTCAAGTAGAAAAAGCAATACAAGACGAAAGAATTCTTGGTAAAGCTTTACCTGAGAACATCGAAAAGCTAGTTTCTTTTATGGAAGATACAGGTGGGACAATAGAGGATTATACTAGGCTTAATGCCGATTACTCTCAAGTTGATGAAATTACATTACTTAAAGAGTATTATAAAAAAGAAAAGCCTTATTTAGAAGGTGAAGACATTGATATGCTTCTAGAGGATTTTATCGTAGATGAGGACCTTGACGAAGAAAGAGATATGCGCAAAAAGAAAATTGCGTTTAAGGAAGAAGTTGCAAAAGCCAAAAGCTATTTGGAAGAGACGAAGAGTAAATATTACGACGAGATCAAGTTGAGACCGGGCGTTACTCAAGACCAACAAAAAGCTACAGACTTTTTCAACCGATATAATAAGCAGCAAGAAGCAGCTGAGCAACAACACGCACAATTCAAAGAAAGTACTAAAGAGCATTTTAACGACAACTTCGAAGGTTTCGATATTAAAGTCGGCGAAAAAAGCTATAAGTACAATATTCAGAATCGTGATAAAGTTGCAGAGAGCCAATCGAATATTAACAACCTTGTCGGGAAGTTCCTAGACTCAGATGGTAATGTTAAAGACACGAAAGGTTATCACAAAGCTATGTATGCTGCTGATAATGTAGATAAAATCGCAGCTCATTTTTATGAGCAAGGAAAAGCGGATGCCGTAAAAGAAGTTGTAAGCAGTTCTAAAAACTTAAGTAGCACCAAAGCTAGGTCTACTCAAGGAGAGGTGTTTTTAAACGGATTTAAGGTTAAAGCAATTTCAGGTGCTGATTCTACAAAACTAAGAATTAAAACAAAAAAATTTAACTAAAAAAACAAACAATTATGAGTTTAACTCCTCAATTTGGTAGTTTAATCCCTTCTTCACAGCAAGAGATTTTAAACAGTAACTACCTACAATTTAACGGTGGTGGCGCAGCAGGTGATACAAACACTTTTGCTCAACAATACCTACCAGAAATTTACGAACAAGAAGTAGAGCGTTACGGAAACCGTACACTATCTGGATTCTTACGAATGGTTGGCGCTGAAATGCCAATGACTTCTGATCAAGTGATTTGGTCTGAACAAAATAGATTACACATTTCTTATGTCAACGTTGCAACAGCTGCTGTAGGTGCAAATACACTTGCAATTCCTGTTGGAGCAGGCGTAATAAATGTTATTTCTATAAATGACACTATTGTTATTCTTGATCCAGCGACTGGAGTTGAAGCAAAAGCTATTGTTAATCAATCAGATACAACAACAGGGTTTCTTAACGTAACAGCTTTTGACAATGCTGATGTTGCAACTACTTTTGGCGCTGCTAATGCAACGTTGAAAATATTTGTATACGGTTCTTCTTATGCTAAAGGCACTAACTTAGGTGGTATTGTTGCTGGAGCTGGCGCTCAAAATGCTAACACAAGAGTTTCTGTTGAACCACAACTTACTCAATATTCTAACTCGCCTATTATTTTAAGAAGCCAATACGTAGTATCTGGTTCTGATATGGCTCAAATCGGATGGGTAGAAGTTGCAACTGAAGACGGAACATCTGGATACTTATGGTATTTAAAAGCTGAATCTGAAACTCGCTTACGTTTTGAAGATTACTTAGAAATGAGTATGATTGAAAGTGAGTATAGCCAAATCGTTGCTGGCGGTGGGGTTGCTGGTTTACCAGGATCTGAAGGTTTATTTGCTGCTATCCAATCTCGTGGAAATGTAGAAGTAGGATTTACTGCTGCTGCTGGACTTGATGAATTTGATGCTATCCTTAAGAATTTAGATACTCAAGGAGCAATTGAAGAAAATATGTTGTTCTTACAGAGACAAACATCTCTTGATTTTGACGATATGTTAGCTTCTATTTCTGGTGGATTTGCTGGAGGTACTGCTTTTGGATTATTTGAAAATTCTGAAGAAATGGCTTTGAACTTAGGATTTAGCGGATTCCGTAGAGGATCTTACGACTTCTATAAGACTGACTGGAAATACTTAAATGATGCTTCTACTCGTGGAGGAATCAACGGTGTAAATTCAATTGAAGGTGTATTAATTCCTGCTGGAACTTCTACAGTTTACGATCAGATCTTAGGAACTAATATCCGTCGACCATTCTTACACGTACGTTACAGAGCTTCACAAAGCGATGACAGACGTATGAAGTCTTGGTTAACTGGTTCTGCAGGTGGAGCATTTACTTCTACTCTGGATGCTATGGAAGTAAACTTCCTATCTGAAAGATGTTTAGTAACTCAAGCTGCTAACAACTTTGTACTTTTCAAAGGAATCTAATGATTCAATATTAATAACAATCCCTGCCTTCGGGCGGGGGTTTTTATATGACATTAGCCCCTTACTACTTATATACTAAGGCTATTGTCACATTTTTAAACTATTTAATTTTATTATATTATGGCTAAACAAGCTGCAGCAAAAAAAGTTGAGGTTGCACCTCAAGAAGTGGTAACACAAGTTGCTACTCCAGTAAAACCTACAAAACCAACGTGGGAAATCAAAGATAGAGTCTATTATTTAAAAGGTAGCAAAAACCCTTTAACATTAACAATACCAGGCAGGCATACAAGAAAGCATGCTTTACTATATTTTGATGAGTCAACTGGAAAACAAAAAGAAATAAGATATGCTACTAATCAAGATTCACCTTTAGTAGACGAACAAAAAGGAGAGGTTACTATGGGACATATTAGGTTTCAAAAAGGAACTTTAACTGTAAAAAAAGAACAACAAAATCTACAAAAACTATTATCTTTGTATCACCCTTTAAAAGGAAAACTATACGAAGAGTTTAGCGCTAAAGAAGAGGCTGTTGATCAGTTAGAAGTATTAGATCTTCAAATAGATGCCATGAATGCAGCTAGAAACATAGACATAGATCAAGCAGAGGCTATATTAAGAGTTGAAATAGGTTCTAAAGTAAATGAAATGAGCTCTAAAGAACTTAAAAGAGACTTACTATTATTTGCTAGAAGCAATCCTTCATTATTTATTAGCTTAGCTAACGATGAAAATGTACAACTAAGAAATTTCGCTATTAGAGCAGCTGAAGTTGGAATTATAAAACTATCACCAGATCAACGAACATTCACATGGGGATCAAACGATAGGAAATTAATGAACGTTCCTTTTGATGAAAACCCTTACTCAGCGTTTGCGGCTTTCTTAAAAACAGACGAAGGAGTAGAAATCTATAAGTCTATAGATAAAAAACTATAAAAACAGGTAATACTAATATAGGGCTCGTTAACTCGGGCCTTTTATTATAACAAAAATAGAACATGGCAGTAAACGTAAATACAGTATATCAAACAGTCTTGTATATATTAAACAAAGAACAAAGGGGTTATGTTCCACCTGCTGAATTTAATAGTTTAGCAGCTCAGGTCCAGTTAGAAATATTTGAATCGTATTTTCCAGATGGAAATCAATTAAATAGAGTGAATCAAAATAACACCCAAAATAACACTGAGTTTTTTAATATGTCTAAAGACATGCAATCAAAACTAACGCCGTTTGAACAAGAATTACAATTAACCATAAACGCGGAAAATGCTTTTTTACAACCTCAGCTGTCAGCTACTGGTTCTATAAATAGAATTGTGCGTAAATTTGGATCTATTATATCAACATACGATGGTCAACCTAAATACGATTCAATAACTCAGTTTACTTCAAAAAGTGATTACAACAAAATAGTAAGATCAAAACTAACTCTACCCACAAAACAAAATCCAATATATTACTTAAGTAGTGGCACGTCTACTAGCTCTTCTTTATTTATAACCCCTCTTCCAGACTCTGTATTAGCTAACTGCTTGGTTTACCCATTAAACCCACGTTGGAATTTTACAATTGGTAATTCCGGTCAATATTTATACAACTCTACAAACTCTGTTAATTTTGAACTAGACAGTTCAGAGCAAACAAGCTTGGTTGTTGGTGTATTAAAATACTTTGGGGTTGTTATAAACGATCCTACAATTATACAAGTAGCTGAGCAAGAAGCTCAACAAACTTCAATTAACGAAAAATCATAACAATGGGTTTAATAACTGAAACTAATCAACAATATTACCAAGGAGCCCAGGGTTTTAGAGGGGACGGCGTTTTGCTTTCTTTTCCTACAACATTTGATACTAACTTAATACTAGGTAATTGGAATCCAAATGATGTAAATTATGCTTTAAATAACTTTAAATTATATACAAGCACTTCTGGTTTACCTGGAGGATACGTTGAATATACGACGGCATTTACTGTTGTAAATAACGCAATTGTGTTTCCAGCTGGTCTAGAACCTGCTATTGGTTTATATATAGTAGTTCAATTAAAACTACTAAGCGGGGGTAAATATGGGTCTACAGAGGCTGAAAAAGCATATGGAGAAGTAGTTGAAGATAATTATGGAAGCTATGAGTACATAAAACTAAGTGATGCGGTTGATAACTTTATGGTTGGATACGTAGGAGATGGTAAAATATTACAGAACACTAAAAAATCAGATGTGTTATTTTTTGCTAAAAGAAGTTTACAAGAATTCAGCTACGACACGTTGAAGAGTGTTCATTCCCAGGAATTAAATATACCAGCAAGCTTAAGTGTTATACTACCTCAAGACTATGTAAACTACGTGAGAGTATCTTTCATAGATCAACTAGGAGTTAAAAGAATTATATATCCAGCAAATAATCTTACAATAAGTCCTTACGAAACACCTATACAAGATCAAGTAGGTGTGCCAACACAGGATAACTTTGGTGAAAACATCGAAGGAACTTCCCTGACAGAGGAAAGATGGAAAAGAGCTAATGATAATTTGTTAAACGGCCAGTTTGCTAATAACATAGATCAAGCGGTTGATTTTCAAAATGCTTATGGATTTGAAGGTAGCTGGAACTGGGGAAGACAATATGGTCTTGATCCGCAACTAGCACAGTCAAACGGGTGGTTTAATATGAACGAGCGTGAAGGTAAAATGTCTTTTTCTAGTAATCTGGTTGGAAAGCTTATTGTACTAGAATACATCTCTGATGGTCTAGCACATGACGTAGACACTAAAGTTCCTAAGCTAGCTGAAGATGCTCTATATGCATCTATATTACATTCTATAGTATCTACGAGATCAGGTCAACAAGAGTATTTAGTTCAAAGACTACAAAAAGACAGAAGAGCTAAATTAAGAAATGCAAAAATAAGGTTATCTAACATTAAGCTCGATGAGATAGTTCAAGTAATGAGAGGTAAATCAAAATGGATTAAACACTAAAATTAAATGGCTAAAGCTATAAATACTTTTTTAAAGTCTAAGATGAATAAAGACTTAGATGCCCGTTTAATACCAAGCGGAGAATATAGAGATGCTTACAACTTGCAGGTTAGCAAATCAGAAGGTGACGGTGTTGGTACTGTTGAAAACGTTTTAGGTAATTACTCTGTTTTCGACTTTGAAGCTATAACAGGGGTTAATAATCTATATTGTATAGGTCACCTAGAAGATGATAATTCTAACACTGTTTTTTTATTTTTAACAGACAATCCAGACCCAAGTAACCCTAATAAAGATTACTATCCTACGGGAGTTGGTTCTAATCATTTTATTTTTGCATGTAATCCTAATGCCTCTGCACCTGTTTGCTTGGTTAAAGGGGCTTTTTTAAATTTTTCTAAAAAAAATCCAATATATGGAGTAAATCTTTTAGAAACGTTATTGTTTTGGACTGACAATAGAAATCAACCTAGAAAAATAAACATAGAACTAGCGAATCCAACAGGGTTTTTTACAAATGCAACTTATTATACTTTTGAGGATCAAATATCTGTAGCAAAATACAATCCATATTCTTGCATAGAGCTTTATTCAAAAAGCTATTTATCTAGTACTACTGGTGAATATGAAACTACTATGTATGACGTAAGTTCTTTGTACTATCCAAACGGAGGTGCTGGAAACGTGTTGACTAGAATTAGTAATACTGTTGTAAGAGTAACATCTTTCAAAGGTGACATACAAGAAAGCGGATCTATTTATGGTCCTGGAGCATTGATTTCGGTTCTAGGTAATCCTGCTTTTGGAGGTGGACTAACGCCAGTTACCGGAGCTACAGTTCAGTCAGCTACATATAACGATACAACTACACCCTTAATTCCATTTTGGGAAATAACAATAACAGGAGGAATATTGCCAACGCTTAACACTAGTGAAAAAATAGTATTAAATCCAAATCCTTATTATGATGTTAATTTCTCAGGAGATCCAGACTTTTTAGAAGACAAATTTGTTAGATTTTCTTATAGATTTAGGTTTGATGATAATGAGTATTCTTTATTTGCTCCTTTTACTCAAATCGCATTTATTCCAAAGCAAGATGGATATTTTATGTATGTAAAAGAAAACACTCTTAACCTGCAAGAGCTAGATAATCAAGCTGACGCTTATAGAAGTACAGTTGTTTATTTTGTAGAAAACAAACTAGATGAAATAAAGCTTAGAATACCCTTACCATTTCTAAACTATAACTTAGAGGATAGTTTAAAAATAAAAGAAATAGATATATTATATAAAGAATCAGATGCTATTGCCGTTAAAGTTATAGAGACTGTCACTATAAACAACATTGAACAATCCGCAGGTACTTTTACTGTAAACGGTGTCGTGAACAATTCAGTAGGGCCTTTTAGTATTGACAACATAAAAGGAGGAATAACTGTAGGTGGTTTAGTCACTGGATTTGGTATAGTAGGTAAGCCTAAAATAACCGTGTTTGATCCAACAGACGCAAACAATCCATCGTCTGGAGGACAAATAACATTAGATTTACCTCAAACACTAGTAGACGATGTTGTTTTAAACGTGGGTGATCCTGATTATTATGTTTATGATTATTTATCTAAAAAACCTTTTAAAACTTTATTAGAAAAAGATTTAACTAGAGTTTATGATAAAATTCCAGTAAGATCTCTTTCTCAAGAAATCGCCGGCAATAGAGTTATATATGCCAATTATCAAGACAAGCACACCCCACCAAATTCTTTAAATTACAATATATCTGTTTCTAATAAAGCAGATTTTGATTTAAAAAAAGAAGAAGGAACAATTATTGGAGGACCATACAATGGCACCACTATAGAGATACAAAAAGGTTCTATACCTCCAAGTGTTGGAGATTTTATATCTATAGTTGTAGGTACCGGTAGCATTCCAGAAGAGACAGAGGTAGTCTCTGTAACAGAAAACCCACTTAATCCTGGTAATTACGTAGTTGTGTTAACTAATGCAGTTACTAATCTAGTCGCATCTAATATAGTTTTATTTGAACCCGGCTCGGACACGACCCAAACGACTAGCGTTATAGAATACCCAAATAGCTCTTTAAAACAAAACAGAAACTACCAAGTAGGAATTGTTTTGTCTGATAAGTTTGGTAGAACGTCGACTGTTATTTTATCTAACAATAAAGAAATTGTAAGATTTTTGAGTTCTAATGGGAGTTCGCAATCATTTTCTGGTTCAACCGTATACTCTCCTTATTCTGATATTTCACAAACGCCATCAAATTGGCCAGGCGATTCTTTAAAAATAATCTTCAATGAAGCAATATCGTCCACTATAAATCTAAATACAGGTACTCCAGGTTTGTACAATGGAAATATAGCTAGCTTAGATTACAATCCGCTAGGATGGTACTCTTTTAAGGTAGTTGTTAAACAAACCGAACAAGAGTATTACAACGTCTATTTACCTGGTATAATGGCTTCATATCCAGAAGATACTACTTTAGAGATAGGCAACACTTCTCATACTGTACTTATAAACGATAACATAAACAAAGTGCCTAGGGATTTGTCTCAGGTTGGTCCTCAGCAAAAGCAGTTTAGAAGTTCTGTGCAGCTTTATGGTAGAGTTCAAAACACTAATATAGAAATAGATCCAACAACGGACTCGGGTAGTTCAAACGAGCAGTATTACCCCGGAAGATCTTCAGACACTGTTTCAACTATATCTACTCTAAATGATTTATTTGAGTATAATCCTTCTGAACCCCCAAGGCCTAACTATTTCCCTCAATTCTATTCTATTGAATCAAACCCTTTGATAGCTAGAATAAGCACGGAATCTAAGATAGGTCAAATATCAACAACAAACTTTGACACCGTAACTGCTAACATAGCTGAATCTGCTACAACTGATACTTTTAGGTTAGTAGACATTGCAGGTGATACATCTACTATTATTCCTGGAGATATAGTTTTATCTAATAATTTTCCAAAAGACTTAAAAGTTGTTCAGTTTTTAAACGGAGCATCTGCTGGATCGGCTCAAGTAACAACTGGAACACCTTCAGGTGGAGATGTTTCTTTTATTGTAGACGCTATACCAACTGGAGGTGCTGGAAACGGAACTTTAGTTACTGCAAATGGTATTCCAGCTGGAACAGCTATAACAAACATAACTGGAACAGCACCAAGTGTAACCTTGACGGTTAGTAATATTGTTAATGTATCAAGTGGAACAAATATAACCTATACTACGGCTCCTACTTTACAAGTTGATACTCCTCAAACAGTAACTTTAGATCAAACAATAACTATAATACCTGATTCTACGCCTGGGATTCAGTATTTAGCTGTTTACGAGACTAAACCTGTTGAAAGTTTATTAGATATATTTTGGGAAACATCAACCTCTGGTTTAATATCCGACTTAAATAACGCGATTATAAATGAAGGTTCTGCTGGAGCTACTTTAACTCAATTTAACCAAACTCCTTTTACAGAAGGATTAGCTTTGGGTGGAAATGTATTATCAACCTTCTTTTATGTGTTAGATAATTTTGGTAGTATAGTCCCTTTTGCTGATATTACAACGCCTCTAGAATTAGTAGAGGTTAGAGACAACATACAAGATATAACCAATTTGAGCTATTTCACTTTAGTACAAACGTCTAATCAAAATGAGTTTCAAATAATAACAACAGCGGCTTACTATAATGACATATATTTTGGTGAAAATAATAGCTCTAGCCCTCCTAATTCACGTTCTTTTTCATTAAAATTTACAGCAGTTGTAAATGGTCAAAACTTACAAGTCACTAGAAATTTAATATTAGCTAACGTAGCACCAACAATAAAACTGCCATCAGACGGTACAACTTTCAATATAACGAATGACACTGTAAACATAACCACTATTGATTGTGTGAATGGAGCAAATAATGTAAATTTAGCTTCATTATTTTCAAACGGCAGCTGCACAATAACATCTCAAACAAACTTACAAGGTGATGATGTAAATTATTTTGACATATTAGATACGCCAACAATAGTTGGTGGTGAAGCTAAGTTTCAACTAATAAATACTCAACCTGGTGACGTTCCTGTAGATAGATATGAATTAACTATATGCGTTCAAGACGCTGGTGGTCAAAATGATCAAGACTGCATAAATATAGTTATTGATTTTGGAGCTTTAGTTAAAAATGTAAAACAGTTTTCGTATTTTAGGAAATTCAGAAGGAAACGAGCTCCAACTGGTGGCGCTAATAATGCAGGCGGAGATGACACGTGGTATCAAACTATAACAGTTTTTGAAGTATACGGCGGTGCTAGTAGCGCGGCTTGGGGTTGGTATTTGTATAATGGCCCCTGGTCTAACGAAAGTAGTCTAGAGAGTTTAACAACTTTAAATTTTAGCACAGAGTTTGGTATAGATAATCCTCCAAACAGATTCATCTCTCAATATCCTATTGGATATGGTGGGTATGCACCAACACAAACAATGCTTGGACCAATACAACCACCTTTAACAAGCTCGCTTGGAGGAAGTGGTTTTATAACTATAGATTTTGCAACTGTAAACACTTTACCTTTATGCGAAAACTTAAGATTTTCTAATGTTTCAGAACAAGCAGTTATGGATCTTTGGACGGCTACTTGTGAATCGTATGGTTATTTTGCAATACTTTATCCAGCTACAACTCCACCTCAAATTGGTAATTACGCAATAACAGACACTGGTAATAACGCTGCTCCAAGCTCCGGTTCATTTGGTTGGCGTATTGGCGCCTATCCTTCACCAACACCTGTTACAGTTGCTACGTTTGATATAGACGAAAACAATTATGATGTAGACGGTATAGCATGGCAGGTTAATGTGTAATTTAAGTTAAAAATAAGTAATACTATATAAATGGCAGCAATAATAGAAGTTAAATATTTCAATTCATTTTTTTTAAATAAAACTAATTCTTCTAAGGAACCTATTTGGAACGGATCTAGAGGTATACCAGAAGATATAGGAGGTTACCCTGTTGTTGCTGTTACAAACGACGCTCAAGATTGGGTTGTAGAAGAATCTAGAATTAGAGGTGGTTTTAATAATACATCTACGGATTATGGAGCTAAAGCGTATTTAGTAGAAGATCAAACCTCCGCGTCGTTTAGAGTTAACTCAATGATATATTCTGGGATATTTAATTCTAGAACTGGAATAAACAACTCTAACGTTTTCTCTATAGCGGAAGACATAACAAAAAGTGCAGATCCTTCCAACGGTTCCATACAAAGGCTTTATGCGGAGGATTCTAATTTAGTTGTTTTTCAAGAACAAAAAGTATCAAGGGCGTTGATAGATAAAGATGCAATATACTCCGCGGAAGGCGGTGGAAGTGTAACCTCTAGTAATTTAGTTATAGGTGTTATACAGCCTTATGCGGGAGAATATGGTATAAGTAAAAACCCAGAAAGTTTTGCTGTTTATGGTTATCGGAAATACTTTTCAGACAAAAACAATAATGCTATTCTTAGATTAAGCAAAGACGGTATCACTGAAATATCGTCTTATGGAATGAAAGACTTTTTTAGAGATGAGTTAAATAAAATAGACACAGCTAGTTCTAGCGGGTTTATACAAGGCGGTTATAACGTACACAACTCAGAATATGTTGTTTCTTTGCAAAGAGACCCAATATCTCAACCCGCGTTATTACCGTATTATACGTCGTCTTTTGATGAAAAATCTGGTGGTTGGCCTTCTTTTTATAGTTATAAACCAGAACAAATATTTAGCATTCAAAACGATTTTTATACAGTATATAAAGGTAAGTTGTATAAACATTATGTTGAAGTAACACCAGCCGGAAGTGTTGTTAAGAGAAGTAATTTTTATGGAGTTCAATATCCTAGTACAATATCTTTTGTTGTAAATTCTAGCCCTACTATATCTAAGAGTTTCCAAACCATAGGCTACGAAGGAACCAGCGGTTGGCAAGTTTCTAATTATAAATCTGATTCAACTGGAGAAATAAGCTTAAACAATGGTTGGGTTAATAATTTTGATTCTACAACAGGTATTAGCAGTTACCACGAAGGTGAGTATGTTATATCTGAATCAACAGGTACAACAGCACAAGCATCTGCTACAACAAGTATAAATCTAAACGATGTTACTGGTTTAATACCGGTGGGTGCATTAGTGAGTGGGTTAGGTGTCCCAACAAACACCACGGTTGTTAGCTATAACGTAGCTACAGCAGTTTTAGTTGTCAGTCAAAATGTAAATGTATCTCAATTTGTTTTATTAAATTTTTATTTAGTAGCTGATAGAGCTTTGTATAGCGCGGCTTTCAACACTAACAATCCGCCATTATCTAAATATTACGCTGGGTTTAATTTAAAAGAAAATAAATACGTAGCCAATCTGCGAAATGGTAGTAAACCTCCAAGTCCCAAAGAAATTAATTTTGGAGGGCAAATCAGTGGAATAAAGGGATTTTATGCCAATGTAAAATTATCAACAGATAATACAACAAATCCTGGCGGTGAAAAACAACTGTTTAGTGCCAGCACAACCTACACACAGAACAATGGATATTAAAAATAAAAAAACATGATAGGAGCAATAATAGGAGGCGTAGCGTCTATAGCTGGCGGACTTTTTGGCGCTAGTGCAGCTAGAAAAAGAGAAAGAGCTGCGGCTAGAGAAAGAGCAAGGCTTCAAGGTAAATTGAATAGCCTAGAAGCTAATAGACAAGAAATAATAAATCCATTTCAAGACATGAGCGCTATGATAAGTAATCCTTTTGCAAACTTATCGGTAGCTACAGGCGCTGCTGAAATAAAAATAGAAGAAGCCGATATATCTTTAGCTAATACTTTAGATACGTTAAGAGCAACTGGAGCAAGCGCAGGTGGCGCCACCGCTTTAGCAAACGCAGCTTTAAGATCTAAGAAAGGCGTTGCAGCAAGCATTGAAATGCAAGAAAAACAAAATGAAGATAAGCGAGCAGCTGGAGAAAAACAAAAACAAGATGCTTTAATGCAAGAAGGTCAAAGAGTTCAACAAGGGGAAGCTTGGGAGTTTGGTCAAAGAGAAAGCAGAGAAATGCAACAACTAGATAGAACAGCCTCTATGCTTGGAGCATCTAGGCAAGCAGAAGCGCAAGCTGCGTCAGACAAAACAGGCGCGATTACTGGAATGTTTGGATCATTAGCTGGAATAGCTGGTGGAATGGCTGGGGGTCAATAACAAAAATTAAAAATGGAAAACAAAAACTTATTTCAAAATCTTTATTTAAAGCAATTTAATGAAAGTAACGCTATTGCATATAATGAAAGATTTGTGTCTGGCTCAAGCGATTACAATTTTCAGCTGTTAGATAACGCTTATAGAAATGCTGGTAGAACATATGCTAAATTAAAAATAGCCATAGAAACAAATAATTGTATATCAGAAGATTGTGCTTTAGAATTAACAGGAATAAAAAACTTAGAAGAATCTCCACAAGCTTCTTTAGATTTTTTATCCTCACTTATAGCGGAGCTTAGTGTTACGGAAGAATCTAGTTTTGATCCTAACAATAATTACAAATACACGGCTGCTAATAGTTTAATGAATGCTAGACCTGGGTTTTCTAAAACTGATGGATATCAAGCTTATTTAGATTTACTACCTGATGGCTCTCAGCAGGTAGTTTTTTTAGGACCTGCTTTTGAAACACCGTTAGTTATTAACAACGCTGCTTTAAACGCTTTGCTTAGATCAGATACATCTTTAGTTGTGTCAACTCCAGATATAAATAAAGACATGCTTAGATTATTAACTGAAGTTGGTTTATTTTCGCCAGATATGATTGGAGAAAATAAAGAATTAACAGCGTCGGCTAAAATAACTGAAGAATATGTAATGATGAATCCAGACGGTTCTTTTGATTATGAAATTATAGACTTGGGCGACGGCAAGGGTAGAAATGTACTTAAGTATGACCTAAAGAAAATAGAAAAGAAAGTAACTCCATTCATAAACGCTGAGGTTGCTGGTTTAATGAGCTCTGAGCAAGACGTAATTGCAGCTTGGAATGTTTATATATCTAAAGACACAAGTGTTGAAGAGGACGCTCAGATGGCTCAGAATGCTAACGCTGGAGCATCAAGCTGGATCTATGAATTAGACCTACCATTACAACAAGACAAAAAAGTTTTATTTGAAATAAAATACAAAGAATACTTTATGAATAATTATCTAAAACAATTTACAACTAACCAATCACCGACGGTTAAGGAAGATGCAGCAGTGTTTGATTTAGCGGAAGCTAAAAAAGCAAAGGCTCAGAAATTTTTAGATGATAACGACTTAAATTAAATTAAATGAAACTACTAGAATACGTACAAACTTTAAGCTCAGATATATCCGTAGGTGAAAAAATTGCTCTAACTAAAGCTTGGAAGAATAAAAACCAGCCAAAAGTTGAGGAAGAAGTAATTGAAACTCCTATTGAAGAAGTAAAGACAAACGGTGCTGCGGGAACGGGTGCGGCTGTAGCACCGACAGAAGAACGAGTGTCCACGGAAAAGTCTATAGAATCAAAATTGGAAGATTCAAAGCTGATGTTCGATTTTTCTGATATAAGAAAAACAACACTTTCTAATGCAACTAGCAACGAGTCATCACCTTCTTTGCTAGCTGATCCAGATAAAACTTTTTTTCAACAAGTGGGATTATCTCCTACTTACAAGTTACCAGAAAAATATTCTGAAGTCTCAAAACCTAAAGAAATTTACTCTCCGGGAGATGGATGGGATTACAAGTTTGACTTTGACAATAAAACTGGAAGTATAAATTATTTCACTAAAAAGAAAAATGACGAAAAGTTTATTCCTTTAAAAAACGAAACTCAAAAATTTTACGTTGCAGACGTTTTTAATCATTTAAATGAAGAGCAAAAAGTTTTAATAGAAGAAGCCAGAAGAAAAGAAAAAGACTTTACTATAGGCAATTCTTTAGATATAACAGAAGAAGACAAGGCTTTATCTCCTAGGTCTTTAGAAGAAGACCCTTTAAAGCCTTTTAAAACCATAGAAGAGTCTAAAAAAAATAAACAAAACGAAGAGTTTATAATAGCTATAGGTGTTTCTGATTTAGATATTAATAGAAAAATCAAAAACATTGTTATAAAAGAGGCTTATAACGTCGAAAACAACTACGAAGAGTTTAAAGGTTTAGAGTATGAAGGTGAATTAGAAATAAATGAGCCAGGACAAGGTATTAAACGTGTTGAAGAAGACTATTTGCTATCGGATTTAAAAAACCTAAATGCAGGGTTTAATGTTGATGACTTTTTAGGTTTTATGAACGAAAAAGGCTATACAAAAGATTATACAAATAATTACTTTAAAGATTCTTACGGTAGTCTAGGCACGTATGATCTAAGTCCTGAAGACTACTCTAGACTAGAAATTAACAGACAAAGAGATTTAGACAATTACTTAAATTTATATGTAGCTGATCAAACTGATAGATACAACAATAGGCTTTACTTAAGCTATATAAGCAAAAATAAAACTAAATTCAAAGACGTTAAAAGTTTAGACGAGGCTATATTAAAAGCTAAAAAGTATTTTAAAAAAGAATACGGTCAATCTACTTTTGCTCCTTTTGATTTAAAAAAATTCAAAGGCTACAGAGATAATCTTTTTCCAGAGCTAGTTACAGCTGAAAAACAAGCAATTGCCGCTGGAGACGAAAAAAGAGCTGCTATAAAAGCGCAAGGAACTGCTGAAGGCTTGCTTTTTGACAGTACTAGAAAAGGTTTTCAAGGACTTATAGGTCAAGCTGAAGATCAAGCTTTAGAGTTGAGGTCTTTATTAGGTTATGATATAGGTGTAGCTAGAAATTTAAATTCAGAAAGAGACTTATTAAGATCGGCTACAGACGTAAGATATGGTTACGTAGAAGGGGTTGAAGCTGAGGTTGATGGTATTACATACATAAAAGATGAAGATGGAAATATATACGACACCACTAATCAAACAACACTAGGTAGCGTAACAGAAGAAGAGTATGCTAATATAAGCAAAGCTTTAAATACTAGTAAAAAAAGAGGAACTTCTTTTAGCAGCGCTGGAACCACTGAGCAGTTTGCTGCAACTGGTGGCACTATGATGTTTGATATAGCTTCTGTTTATGGTTTAGGTAAATTTACAAAAATAAGCAAAATAGGTAAATTAGCAACGGCTTTAAAAATGCCAAAAACTTCATTTGACGCTTTAACTTACTACACAGCGAGCGGTTATGTTTCCACAAAAAAAGACACGTATAGCCAGCTAATAAATGCTGGAGTAAATGTTGACGAAGCTTCAGAATTGTCTGAAACAGCTGGTAGATTAGGTGGGATTCTTTACGGTACAACTAGTTTGTTTGCTCCTACATCTCAATACATGAAAGCTTTTAACAAAGCTGCTAACGTTAATAACGCTGTAAACCAAGCTGTTCGTGGTTATAAAAAAGGAGGTAAATCTGAATTTACTAAAATAATTATAGATAATTTTAAAAAATTAAAACCCACTAAACAAGGTGCTATTAAAACAGCAGGAGCTGGTGGTCAAGAGTTTGTTCAAGAAGAATTGCAAACAGGGCTTGAGACTTTAGGCCTAAACGCTTTTATAAACAAAAAAGCAGGCGCTAATATATTAGACGAAACATTTACTAGACAGGACTTTATTAGCACTGGCATACTTTCTTTTGGAGCGGGTGCTGCATTTTCTAATTTAAACTTACCAGGTTTTAAACCTAATGCACAACAGCAATTACAAAACTTATACATACTAAGTAAAGATGTAGCTGGAACAAAAGACTTGTTAAACAAGATGGTTATAGATGGAGAGGCTACCACTGAGCAGGTTTCAGATGTTATGTTTCAAATTAAAGCTGTAAACAATCAAATGTCCGGCATACCTTCAAGCGTTAGTTCAGAAACTCAACTTGAATCAGCTATAATACTTCAAGAAATTGCAGATCTTCAAAACAG